AGTACCTGTTGTCGCAGCAGCATCGATAAAGATACCAGAGGATTGTTTAACATGAAACGGGTCTTTGTAATCAAGAAACGGCGTCTCAAAATAAGGGATAGTATAAGCAGCAGTTGCAGATACGTAATTGTCTTTTAGACCGCCAGTACTGGCACTTGATACCTGGTCTTGTAAGAGTTGCTGTTTAACTCCGTAAACGGACTGCGTGATTGAACCTGATTGTGGACAACCTGTTAACACATCAGCAGCATAAGACTGACCTGTAAGACTCAAGTTACCCGGTAAGTTACGAAAGTACCAATCATCAGTAATTTCATTGTAGACTACCTGACGCATTAGTGTAGACCCACTAGATACATATTGATACGTCCAGATAACTTCTTTGGTGTTAGGGTTATAGAAACCCCACGTGAGTTGCGCAGATAAGTTCGATAGGTTAACCTCCGCGAAGAACTTAGAACGAACTTTGAGTCCGATAGCTTCTGGTTCATATAGACTGATACGATAAAAGTCTGAACGACCGATAAAATAAATACCTTGAGGAGTGCGAACCACACCAGTCTGAAAGATGCTACCAATATTACTATTCAATGGAGTTATCTGTACTACATTAGGCAAGCCCACATATTGAACAGTACTTATAGAGTCAGGTAAAAACACGTACAACAATGACCTCCAAGGAGCAAGACCTGTAATACCTAACTGTGACAAGTCGTACGCCTGTTGTTGTGGAATGTTATACGTGTCAGCCTCATTAATTAACGTGCTGAAAAATTGATCAGGATTGTTAAGATGTGACCAACCGAGAGTATAAGGTGACGTAGCAGCGTTATAGACTGCACCTACACCTGATCCGTCATACCCGCCAGTGCAGTAACGACTCACAAATAGGTGGTTGTAGAACACCGCAACATGAAACCCAAAAACTTTAACGTAGCCAACTGAGGTTAAGAACCCATCACGTACGCGTGTAATCGGTCCTGGGGTACCAGTAGGGTAGCCCGCACCACCGATATAAATGTCGGTGTTGTAAATATCAGACACCATACCATAAAGTGGCGAAAACCCGTATAACCCAGTTGTGCCACCACCATTAATTAGGTCATGACGTGCCCAATCCCAGTGGTCACCTGCGTTGAAACCAGTGTAGTCCGTTGTAGCACCCTGGCCTTGGAACGAGACATAAAGACCGTTAGCACCTATAGCTACTGCCGGGCCGATAGTTAGAGCACTAGATAGTGCACCACCATTACGTGACCACTTAAATGTTGAACCACCAGCTTGAATAACGACTGTTATGTAGTCACCATCAGCAGCAAAGTCGGTTACGTTGAATCCATAAAGTAAACACTGGCCTATCAAAGTCCCACTACTACCCGGTACGTGCGTTTGATCAATTGTAGGTATAAGTGTTTGCGTAGCTGGTGTTACTACATCAATATACCTAGCAGAATTCTCTGTAATGCATAGATATTTAGCAGCAAACGAACCAGATACAGCCCTACGAATAAGGTGTACCTTAGAAGAGGTTTCACTAGCTAAGGTACTCAAAGACTGATACACTTGTAACCAAGGAGTCTGTTCGAGACGTCCAAGCACTGAACGCAAGTTAAGTAAGTCCCAACAAGAATCAGACTGTACAAGATGACGCTGTTGCGAACGGTCGAAACCGCGTGTAATAGAACGTAGGATTGGTTGAAAAACCGAGGCCATGTTAGTCTAAGTTGGACCATTCACCCATACAACCAACTCTAGAATCGTCAAAGGTAGCATCGGTCCAGGCTTTGTCAAGGAGACTAGCTGAAATAGCGACACGTTGGTCTTCCTTTAGGAAACCATTAAGATTTTGTAGCGTGGCGTAGAGAAGCCAATTTTGATAGTTATCAATAAAGAAATCAGAGGTTTCGGCTCCAGTAAGGTCAGGTAACTTTTTGGTCCCATCAAACATGTAAAACGTAGGGGTGGCACAAGAGTTAACAAAAATGTCAGGTCCAATGACGTAAGCAAAAATCTGTTGTGATGGGATAGTGTTTATGTAGTACGGAGGATTCGTTGGGTACGTCATCGAGAACGGGAATCCCATATTAGTTGGTAGAAGCGACTTAAACTGTCGATCTGTTGCAAAGTCGATACGGTTCGTGCGGAGCATGACAGAGTTCGCGTCTTTTACGTAGTTCCACAAAGAGTCGACTTTCTTGATGAATAGGGCTTGACCGGCCGTATCAGCTGTTTTAGGACCATAGCCACCGCTATTTGGTGTATACCATGGCGCACCTGACGCTCCATTAAGGTACATGACACCAGTGACCTTCAACTGTTGCCAATCGTACGCCTGTTGTGCACGAGAGCGTGAATCATTCAAGGCCGACAAGATATTATCGACGGTCCCAACAGTGAAGCTCGTATTGGTCCTACCAATATAGGCCGCGACTCTGTCGACCATTGCTTGAATGTAAGTGGAGTAAGCCATTACTGGTAAAGGATTTGACCAACATTATGACCACGGCAGAAAAGTTGGAGAAGCTTTCTTACCCAAATTGACTTATGACCGTGATGAAAAAGTGAAAAACAAGAGTAAGCGGCAGGACAACGAACTGTCCGACGCTTTACGATTATCCAACCTTCCAATATCTCAAGTTCTACACTAGAATCTGTATTTACCGAAATTCTTAATGAGTTCATAGTAATAAGTAAATGGAGCCCTGGTAAGAATCAACGATTGATCCGCACTAGGGCTCGGATTACTAATTGCCGTACGTAGGCATACCACCCATCTTACCGGGAGCAGAGGCACCAGAAGTGGTGTACTGCTTCACGGTATTCGTACCCGAAAGCGAATCTTTTGCCTCGCCTTTGAGTTGGGTGGTGTCACAGACTGGAGTGCCACTCTTCGTAGTAAACTCCTTATCACGTAGATCAGGGATGTCCATAGTATTGTTTAGGTTGGGTTACCGAAGACTTCGACCACGAGCGTGCCGGTAACGTTGGCGATAGCTGTGGAGCCGTCGATGGCGGTGAAGGTTACGATGTTGTTGCTAGTACCCCAAGTGTCGAGAGTAACACCAACGTTAGCATTAGCAGACCCGGCCGTAAGAAAGTACGCGAGTTGCACAGAAAAGATCTGTGCGAACCCGAGAACACTAGCTGGAATATCACCAGCTGTACCTCCTTGAGTAGTCAGCGCGATTGAAAAGAAACGTCGTGATCCAACGCGCTTGTTGGATGCCGATCCCACAGAGTAATCCCATAGGAGCGTGACGTTACTAGCAGTGATTGCGGCCATAGATTAGCTACGGTAGTCCAAGCAGTTTTGGAGGTACATGTTGGACTCAGGGAAGTTGAGTTCCAAACCAGCCTCAGAGAGCCACTCATCCTCACGGTAGTCAGCGTTGTTTGGCTGACGTTGGGTGAGGAGTTCGGTATCGCGACCGTTAAGATAACGGTAGCGGAGGTTCAACACGTCAAGGAAGAGCGCGTTGTAACGCATGATGGGATTCTGACTGAAGAGCGGATGGCTCTTGTAGTAGACCTTGCCGAACGGTGTCTGGTGAGCAACAACGTTCATGCCGTAGGTTTCGGTCAGTGGGAGGTCTCCATTCAGCACCGCACGGCTCTTGTAGAGCTGATTGATGGTGTTCAAGAAGCCTGAACCGCACAGCACGAGCTTCTCGTTGGCCTTGTTATTGGTCACTCGGAAGACACGCTCCAGATAACCATCATACTGTTTCTCAGTAATGTAGGTATTGGTGTTGGTAATGATGCGGCAGTCGTCATCGGTGTCGAGGGTGACAGCCGCAGGACCGACCGCAGAGCCATCGCCACCACGATAGACAGAGTAAGCTGCCTGGAACTGCTGAAGGAACCAGATAACACCGCCGGTGTAGCGAGTGTAGGTCCCGCCGCTGGTCGACAGGAGCATGGTTCCAAAAATGAACCCTTTCTCCATTTCGATCATGTGGTTGACCGAGGCCTCCTTGGCCTGGTCCTTGTAGGGGCCGGTCTCGTCGTACTTGGCGCTGGTCTTCAGTGCGGTACCAGTAATCTGGAAGGCCGTACGGAAGATCTGCGTGTAGTTGTCGAGCTCGACGGGGAGGTTGTAGGTGTTGTTTGAAGAGCCAACAGAACCTTCAGCGAACGCCGAACCAACGATCAAGATTTCAGTCCCGATAGCGGTCGAGTTGTTGTAGGTGATGGCGTTAGAGGTCACCAGCGACGTGAACGCGAGTCGGTTGTTGGTGGCGTCGACATAGGTCACCCGGCCAAGGTAGGACGTGAGGACGGTCGTAACGGAATCGTAACCAGTCCAACGAATCACGTGGCCCACGCGGAAGTTTGAGGTACCACCATTGACGTTGGCATTGACCTTGATACCATATTGAGTACCAACAACCAACGTGACGTTACCAACCGCAGTCGTCCAAGTTGAGAAGTCAGCCGAGACGGCCGAGTAAAGGGCCACATTCGCAGCAATAGCGTACGACAGCGTACGCTGAGGCTGGAGCCGTTTTTCGTACCAATGAAACTCAGGGTCATTAGTGACCTCTTCTTTCATTAGTGAGAGCAAACCCATAAGCGGGGCAGCCCCGTTCGGGTAGAAGTAGAACACCGACCGACGGACGTTCTTGTACCTTTGAGTCACAAAGGACTCAGAGTTAAGCAAACCAAGGATAGCCATTGTAGTAGGTTATAACAGGTTAATGCAGCAGACGTTACTGGAACAAACGCTCGGCCGTGGACTGTGCGGGCGTCGCGCCCCCGGACGAACCACTGCGCCCTCCCATAGACATGGTGGACATTTGCCGTGCACCAGGCTGCTGCGTGCGTGCCTGTGTGCTAGAAGTAGCAGCACCTTGAGCGGGCGCTCGTAGTGTTGCCAAATCTTTACCTAACAACTTAGCAGCTTTCTCCGCGACGAAAGTCATAGCGGCCTGTGGAGAGTCGAACTTCTCGCCACGACCTTTAGCAGCTTCAACGATCTCTTTGAGGAGAGGTTGGTAGTCGACAAGACCTGGATAGGTACCCGTGAATTCGTTGAAGTATTTTTGCTCGGTTTGAGCTTGGAAGCTAGACGCAACTGGAGCAAGGCGACCATTAAAGTCAGCCTGCATTTCGCGTACCTTCTGTTCCATCAAGTAGCGCATGATGGTGACGGACTGTCGCGAAACGTTCTGGAGGGCGTCGTTGAGTGCAGTGACGCGTTCGGGGTTGTCGGCCTTGACACCGAGAATCTTTTCGTACAACTCAGGAGTGGTCTCAAAGATGTTGAACGCTTTCTTGAAGTCGGCTTCGGACATGCCGGGCTCGGCGGGTTGTCCAGGTGCGGGCGCTCGTGCGGCTTGGACGAGGGTACGGAGCTGGTCAGGTGAGAGGCCGACGACTTGGGACTGGGCGGGAGGAGTCGCAGTCTGCGTCTGAGCAGGAGTCTGCTGAGTCGTGGTGACTGGCGAGGTTTGCGTGGTCTGGACTGTCTGTGTCTCAGCTGGCGTCTCTACCGGCTTCTGCGTTGGCGGCGTCCCACCTTGGAATGACGAGGCAAATGGATTGCCTGGTGCGGCTTGGTCAGGCGTGGTCCCACCACCAGCGCCACCATTGTCGTCAGGGTTAGGATCACGAAGGAGCGTGATTGGATGTAGCATGTTTATGTTGGTTGACTATCGGAAGGTTTTTGGGATTGCTCAGTGGTCTGTTGTTCAGCCAGTTCGTCCACCAGCGCTTGGATGTACTTGGCTGGGTACACCAACCCCCGGATGTGGCCCACCGACTGCTCCCGAATGACCTCCTCCTTGCGGCTGCCCGGCGCTAGGTCTAGGACCACCTTGGTTAGCTGGTCCGCTTGCTCCTTGAGGTGTGCCAGGAGGTACTGTGTTACCGGGTTGTCCACCCAGTAACATAAGCTGTTGCGCACGTTCTGGGGTAAGGTTGAATCGTTCGGCGTTTCTGATTCCACGGAGGTCAAGGATTTCATTGAGGAGGAGTGTTGGGTCTTTTTGGAACACGAGGACGAGGCGCGGATCTTTGGACATGGCGAGGAGGAGGTCTTGGAGTGCCATTGCAGCGGCGTTACGTTCGGTTGGGAGCGTGCCGTCGAAGACCATGAAGTCGTAGTTACCAACAAGGTCGGCTTTGGTGATGTGCTGGAATTGGGGACCGGCAGGCGTGGGAGGTAGAGGCTGTTGACCCGGTTGTAACATCTGACCAATAAGTGCTTGCATACCGGCCATGTAGGAGGTATGAGACTGGCCACCTATGATACGGATGAGAGTTGGTTCGTCAAGACCTTGACGTAGATTACTTAGCATTTTCTGTCCCAACGGACCCAGTGCCGAATCCCAAATACCATGCGCCGTAAGCAGTAAACGACCAGCAGCAGCAGGAGCAACGTTACGAGCTTCAGAGGCTGAACGGCGGCCGGACGCGAACTGACCAAGGACTGAGTCAGTAATTCCAGTAGCCTCTTGGCCGTACTTGGTAAGGTAGGAGCAGTCATTGAGGTGGCTTTGGGTGACATCTTGGACCTTGAGTTGTTGAATATAGCGACTGACATCGGTGCCAGCCATTGCTTTCTTGAGACGAATGACAGGGTTACGGTCTTGAAGGTCTTTAATATTGATGCCGGACTCGTCAACGACAAGATAGTTCTGGATAACCTTGCGGACCGAGGTGATGCGAGCGTTTATGAACCAAGAGATGGTCTCCTGCAGCGGTCCGAGGACCTCGGCCAGTCCAAAGTTCACGAAGCGCTGCTGGTCGTTGGTGAACTGGGCAACATCGTAGGTGAACTCGTCATGGGCGTAACCCATCTCCTCAACCTTGATGATGCGCGAGTCGTTGGCCATCCAAACGACAACCTTGACCTCTCGGTCGATAAGTGGGTTCAAGTATTTGCCAGGTACGTATTCGAACTTAGAGGGGTTCATACGAAGCTGGAGCTCACTAACAAGAACGAAACGAGGCACGTTATTGTACATCAGCATTGGGTCTTTACCAATCCAGATTAGATGGCGCCCATCAAGGTCTTCTTGGCGAAAGGCTGGAATGTATTCAATCCCGCCAACCTCCTTGTTCTTCTCCATCGCTTCGAGGTCGCCACGACCGTATTCGATCTCGTCGGCACAGAATTCGCCTTCGCGGAAGCGTGTGATGGGGATACGTGGGTCCGGAAAGAAGCGGTACGGATTGACGCAGATAATCTTGTTGCCAAGGAACTTGGTCTTGTCTGAGACCTGCGGGATCATCGGTGGTGCCGTTGGGGGCAAGAGAGGATTCGGGACGTAGGAGGGATCAGGTACCTGCTCTATTACCGGGACAGTTTCGTGGACCCACGAGTGCTTCGTGATTCCAACACCAAAGCGACAAATATCAGTAAGAAACTGGGTCAAGATGACCGACTTGAAACGGTTATATACGAGGTCACGTTCGAGAACGGCCTGACCAACCTTAGCCGCTTGCTCGTCGTCCGGGCCAGCGCCGGCTAGTTCGTAGAACCAGTCACGTTGATTGTAGACACCGTAGAAGAAAGAGACCGCCGTCTGAACTTGTTGGTACGTCAGTGGCACCACCATCTTCATGGGCTCTTTACGCTCACGGGCCTTTACGTCCTGATCATCGGCGGCACGCTCACCACGATAGACCTGGTCGTACATGTCCCAATCAGGATAGTGCCTCACCATCTCAACACGTGACAACTTCAAGTAGTCCTTGCAGCGTTGCAACAGTCCAGCGATACACGCATTCTGCGTGGGCTTGGCAAGTTCAGCGTAGACTTCAGGAAGCATGAGAAGGTGTAGATAAATTGTTGATACGCACTATCACTTCATTATGTGATAGGTAAGTAATGAAGTCAAAAGGGTTAACAAACCAACGCCAAGACTAACAAGTACAGTCTGTTTTGTGCGAGATTCTTCAAGGTTAGTAAGGCGATGTTCGTGGTCACCAATCTGTACAGCAGTCCCATCTTTTAGCTCTTTAATGTCCGCTTTGATACCAATCATTTGTGTACGAAGTTCGATTAGAATATCGTGGTCACTTGAGACGCTGGTCTCTCGAATCCTAGTAGCCTCAGCTGCGGCCGCTGCTATAACTTTAGTAGCCTCTAAGGCCGCTTGTGAGATAACGTTGACCGCATTAGTAGCGGCTTGGTCAAGGTCGGTTTTGGCACTCAAGTGATTAGGATTTTAGGTTAGTAATGACAGCCTTCAAATCAGAAGTCTTTTGTGGGGCAGCCTGCATGGTTTGAAGAATCTTGTTCTTTACTATCGCAATAGCAGCCTTAGTCTCGGGTGCTTGAGCAGCCTTTTCAATCTCGTTGACCACGATGCCAGCGGCTGCTTTGGTGCGACGTAGGATAAAGAAGATGATCGTGAACGCTGGTGGGAAGAAAACACCGAGTGCGATTAGACCACCAATGATAACAACAGTACTGGGTCCAAGAATAGAGAAGCCAGTACCTTCTATGTCTTTACCTTGAAGTCTGGTAAGTTTACCATTGAGCACGTCGAGTTGGTGCTGCATCTGGAGGATACCAGATTGGAGGTCGCTATTAGCGTGCGCCGCGGCAACTGGCATGTTAAAAGAGGCACCACCAACAAAGAGAGATTTCTTAGGCGCACCAAGCGAAGTCGAAAGAGAACTAGCGACTGGCTTGAGTTCGACGGGAGTCTCGATAGTCTTAGCAATAAGGTCGGCACCTTGACGTTCAGATTCAAATTGGTCGTCAGTCTTAACGATTGGTGCTGGCACCTTCGATTGGAAGAAACGAGGAGCCGTGCAACCAAGTAAAAGGAAGCAAAGTATAAGACTGACGAGGCGCATGTTATTCGGTGAGTTTGAAGACGGTGAGGAGGTTGATCGTGAAGGTGGAGCCACCAAGTTTCTTGTTGTCGGTGTAGAACTTGAGACACGATACGGCGGCTTGGAACTGTTGGTCGGAACATGAGACGGCCAACTTGGC